ATGGCAAGTGGTTTGATGATGTCGAAGTCGCTGAAAATGCCTATGTGACCGCTCGTGATGATGCCGCTAGAGCCTTTGAAGAGTTTAATCAGAATCCTACAAGTGCTAATGCTAAAAGGTATCATGCGGCCCAGGATGCGGCTGAAAATGCCGATAGGACCGCTAAACAGGTTGAGTTCAAGGTCGCTAGCAAGGCGCTCAAGGGTAACAAAGATATCAAACAGGTTCGTGAACTCGATAAGCTAGCTGACGATGCTGATCTGTATCAGATGGATGCTGTAGATGCTTCAATGCTATCCGGTACCGGTACGTTTATCCGAAACTTCGTGAACAGCGCCGTTGGTGGTGTTGAAGAGGGTCTATTTGGTAAAGCGGCTAGTAGGCTGGCTTCACTTACTAAGAAATCAAGAGCTAATGACGTTAAAATTGGCGGTGGTTTCGGCCGCGGAACTATAAGCGGCTTCGGTGAAGGTGTAGATAATCTTCGCTCGGTAGCAGGTGCTAGGGCTTCTAATGCTGGCAAGAATCCACTGGGCCACCTTAAAAACTGGGCTACAACTGGCAACCAGTTAGGCGATACTATCATTGATAGCCAGACTAAGCACAATGTTCTTGACCACTATAGGCAGGTTTTGAAAGACCAGGGCTACACTGGCCGGGAATTGACTGATCGAGCAAGTGTTATGGCCCGGCAGGATCCGGATAATTTGGCTCGTGAGTATGCTGGTGCCGCAAGGGTCGCCGCCGGCTTAGGTCAAGGCATAACCCGAAATAACAAGGTCGAAACATTGGTTAAAAATGTGGTTTCTGATGCGGTGTCGGCTGGTAAGCCAACTCCTTTGAGTGAAGCTACCGGTAAGCTGGTCGCGCGTATGACAATTGGCTTCCCGACTGCTATTGGCCGTTCTACCGTTGAGGGTGTAAAGCGCTTTACTTTAGGCGCTCCTACCTTTGTTAAAGCCTTGCGTGAAGCTGATCCTACTAAACGCGCTCTTCTTGTTAAAGAAGGTATCAAACAGGCCGGTACTGGCGGTATAATCCTACCTCCAGCGTTCTATGCGCTTGGGGCGGCCGGCATGATTAGTGGTGCATATCCTCCTGATAAGGAAACACGCGCTCAATGGGAGCGTGAAGGCAAAACTGAAAACTCTATCAAAATAGGTGGTGCTTGGTATCAATTACCTGCTTATTTAGGCGCCTGGGCTGTACCAGGGCTGTTTTACGCTAGTTTAGGTCGTAATGGCGGTAACATATCGGAAGCCACAGCGGATGTGGCTAAGGCTGTTCCTAGTATCTTGCCTACTGACCAGGCCAGTAATATCATGGATGTCGTCAATGGCCGGACCGATTTAGGCAAATTCATGGCTCAAATGGGTGCAAGTACGGTCCGGGCTGTAACCCCGGCTGGCGCGTTGCTTAATCAAATATCGAAATCATTTGATCCAACCAAAAATGATACTAATAGTGGCTCTAACTGGGAAAATTTCTTAGATAAGGTTGCTAGTGGCATACCTGGCATAAATAATGCCGCTGGCATACCCGATAAGGTCAGTGATACCGGTGATTCTATTACTAATCCGAATCCTCTTGAAATCCTTGCCGGTGCCGCTTCGGATGTACAGGGTAAAGGTGAAGAGCGTTCACGTGAAATTCAGTCACAAACAGATACCAATCTTAAGAAATTGACTGATACCGGCCTGTTTGACGACCCTAACATCAAAGAAGTGCTAGATGGTAAAGAGCTGGCCACGTACAATAAAATTAAGTCCGGTAAGCCACTTAAAGAGGGCGAACTTGAAGACCTGAAAAAAGCCTTTGTTAAAGGTGTTAGCGCAACTGGTGATGATACGGCCTACCTTGAGCGCGAACAGTATGATTCTAACCTCCGGGCCTTGCGCTTGAAGCGTGAGCTTATGAGTGCTGATAAAAGCGTTAAGCCAAGCGATATTAAGAAGGTAGATGTTTCTATCAAGCGCGGTGAAGTCTATAAGCAGGGCAAGGTGCCTTACGAAATGATTGATGCTTATAAATCTACTGGTGTTGAAGAATGGCGTAAAATGGGCGATCCAGAAGCCGATGAGTACGATCCTGATATGTATCAAAAACTCTATGATATTGACCACCAATTGACCGAAAAGGGCGTGTCGTACAAGAAGGGCGCTCTTGATAAGCCTAAATATACTGCCAAAGAAACTAAGGGCCGAAAAGGTGGTGCTGGAAGCAGGGGCGGCGCAAAGCAGATTGATACCGATTTTGGCACACTTAAAAGCTCTGGTCCTAAAGTTCAGGAGTACGCTAGCATTGATTCAAAGTCCGGTTCGGTACCAATTATCCGTAGGGTAAGGCCGAATATAGTTCATAATATAAGCAGTAGCAGGTAGAATAAGACTATGGCCGCAATTGACAACATCAGAAAATTAGCGCAAAAAACTTACTATAGTATTAATGGCGCCCAAAACGATGACACCGGCCAGGACTTAATAGACTTTGAAAACAATTTTATCCTGGGCTTTAACCTCTGGAAAGAGGAATACGAATGTGAAGCCTACTGGAATAAAGTACGCGTTGATGATTATGTCTTAGCTACCATTGCTAATATCACGACCTACTCGTGGAAGCTACCAGACAAGTATCGTACTCCTGTTATAGATCAAGACAAGTACCTGAAATTTGTCAGTGATGGCATCGTAATAGCCAAGTTCAAAATGGTGGATCCTAATCAGCGAATTGTTGATGATGAACTGGACCGGCCGGACCGAGCTACCTTTGTCGGCCGCAATATTGTCTTATCGCGTGTTCCTAAACTAGAAGAAGTCGGCGCTCAAATTGTGCTAGATGTGGTTGAGTACATACCTGATCTTACTCGTAATGATGATACTGCTCTCGATAAGATAGCCAATAGCCAGGTAGCAGTTTTGGGTGTTGCTAAAAACAATACCCTCGCCGATGTAACTAAAGTTAGTCTTAGCCCGAGTTTTGCTCAAAAGTATAATAATGAGCTGAATAAGGCTATATCCATCAATAATTCAACCAATGAAGTTGATATGATGCGAAGAGATGACTTTAGTAATATCGGCGGTATCTGGTAATGGCTGTCAATGATCCGGTTAAAGTAAAAGGCGCGGCGATTGTCACGCCGGTCCAGGTAACTTCTTTTGCTAGTGGTCTTGATGAGCGCGGCGATTATAATATTCCACCGGATGCTATGAGCTATGGCCGTAATGGTCGGGTGAACTCAGCAAACAACTTTACTAAACGCTACAGCAAAAAGCGCTGGCTACCTGATTCAGTAGGTTTTAACAGTGAAGTCGCTACCGTTTACTATGGCGGTGAAATAATCCATCTTATCGCTGATGATGGCAAAATGAAGTATTGTCGGCCTAATGATACTGAGTGGACTGATTGTGGCGGCGACAACTCGATAACCACTACACCGGGTCTTATTACTACTTTCCTTCGATCAAATGACGTTCTCTTGTGCATGAATGGCGTGGATGAGCTTCGATTTATTACTCTAGCCACTCTAGCCATGACTATCTTCACGCACGTTGATGATCCGGTGTCCGCGATTACAGCCGCCGCGACTGGTATCACTGGCTCTGGCCCATTCACTGTTTGGTATGCCTACACTTATAACTCTGATGGCGGCGGTGAAACAGCTATTAGCCCGATACTGGCTCAGGCGGTATCGAAAAGCCGCTCTACCTGGAAGGCTGACGGTACCGAATACTTGACCCTTACCTTTAACGACACGCCGCCGGCTGATGCCACTAGCCGTAACTTATATGCCGCCATATCCCTACAAGGCACCACGCCGGTTGCTAGCGACTTGGCTATGCTTAAAAGCAATATTCCGGTAACTGATGCCAGTTTCGTAGATAATGGCTCCGTAGGCTTTGATATTGCCTTTAACACCGCTCCTGATACCAACTCGACTGATGGCATCAAGGCCACTTCTGGTACTATGGCTGGTGATGTTCCAGTCCTTTACGGCGATCCGGACAATCCTTATGACCTATACTTTGGCGCCCTGACCGATGAGGGCGTATCGTTCGGTGCTAACAACGGAGCGCAACGCTTACCACTTCTTAAGGGTACAAACTACTATCCTACCTCTGTTGTAGGCTTCCGTA